GCGGCGTTGCCGGGCGATATCTAGCCAGCCACGTGCTTTTTTTGGTAGCTGCGATAGGTCGAATTCTGAGCTGGCCTCGGTTTGAGGTGCTTCTGTGACCTCTTGCGACTGGTCCATTTCTGGGGTCGATACTTGCTCTTGGTCCACTAGGGACTCTCCTTCATTTATGTGTTTAAACGGATGGCAGCGACGGCATAGGTTTCGCTTGCGGTTTCGCAGCGTTTTCCATACCTAACTGTTCCGCCTGCATTGTTTGTTGAGCTTGTTCTTTGACTTGCTCTGCATCAATTGCGTCCTGATGGCCCATGCGATGTTGTTTAGCCATTTCTCTCACGGGTTCAGGCTGAAGCTCGAAATCGCGGGTTTTCATCCACGTTTCAAGCTCATGCAAGTGAATTTTGTGCTGGTCATAGTCTTCAACGGGCGGTGTTGGCAGCATCTCCCCGTCGAGTGGTTTCATGCCAGCTAAAATCATTGCCCTTATTTCGCGGCGTTGCCGGGCGATATCTTGCTCATAGTCATCTATTAAGCCTTCAGCCGTACCCTCGTTGATTGCCGCCATTGCTTGTTCTGGCGATACCCAGCCTAGCTGCGCATAATTCATCACTTGTTGACGCACGGAGTCTTTAGTTCTTGGTTCGATCGATGCTGGTAGAACCCTCACATCCATTTCGCCTCGCAAGTCAACACCTTTGAAATCGAATGTGTCTGACCCTCTCCGCCCATTAATTTTGATTAGACGCGGTTCCGAGTAGTGCTGCTGTTGAAGAAATAGAATGTGGCGCATCACACCACTGTGAAAGTCTGCTAGTTCTTGAGTGACGAATGCGCGTTGTGCTTTCTGGTTCTCGATCCAGCTAGCTAAGCCTTTCCCTGATTCCACTCCGACGGGCGGCGCTTGTTGCGACCCGATGGCTTGAATGTCGTTTTTGGCTTGTTCTCCCATTCTGAAAAGGCTGTCAGGGATAGGGGGAACGTCCCGGAAGCGTGGTTCTTTATCTCCCTGGTAGTAAATGATCTCACCGGGTTTCCGGTCGCCGTCATCGCGTATGGAACCCACCTGCGCAACCATTTCGGGAACTAAAGCAAAATTTTTCCATTCCACAGATTTGTTAACCGAGTCGTTTAGTGTGCGCTGTGGATCTATTAACAATGGCACCAATCCCATGTCACGATCACGGTCAGGGGTAGGGTAGAACCGGAAGCGATGGATGCAATGATCAAACCCGTTCGACCCCTCATTTAAGTACGGATACTTTTCTTCCGGAATTATCATTTTTTTGTCGGCAAGCATCAACCTGCGGCCCTCTGGATACTTTTGTGAGGGAAGTTCTAAATATTCAGTAACTAGAACCATGTCTGCGTTACCGGCCCCTTTGGCGAGCTGACCTTGAACGAAGCCGCTCCATCCTTTGACGTTAGCTTTTAGTGGAACGTCCGTGAACCCTGGCAGTTCACGTATCTCATCAATGCTTTTTGCTCGCTCTATCGCCACCCAGCGAGTATCTTCAAAGCGACATCCTGGCTCCCAAAAAATCTCGAATGGTGCGACAAGCTCAACTTCGACGTCTCCTATTGCCCCACCATTCAGTAGATCGGATTTCGCGCCCAACGCAGGATTCCAAAATGGTCTCGCGAAACCTTCCCCACAACAAATCGCATAGGTGTAAACGTCAACGGTTAGTCTTCGCAGAGCAAACTTTTCATAGTTAGAGATCGCCAGTTTTTCGCCTAATCTCGCGGCGTTCACACGCTCACTATCAGCGGAAGATGGTGAGACTTCATATGAAGGAACTCTTTGCGTTGCAAGACTAGTATCCGCGACAACTAGCGGCGTGATGAAGTTCCGGGTTGTTCTTGCCCTGTGTGTCTCCCCCCTGGAATGCGGGTCGCTTTCGTTTATGACAGCCCGCCCAGATTCACGTGTTGTAAACACATACTGCCGATTTTGATAGAAAGCTAACGCCTCAGCCCAAACCGGGGTCCACTGTTTCAACCTGCCCCTACCACGCTCTAAACGGTTCAGTACGTCTTTCACGGCAGCGGCTCCACATACACGGTTTCTTTTGCAACTTCTGTCTTTTCTTTCTCGAACATCGGAAACGTTTGAGAGATCGCCGTCTCAGGCGCCTGCACACGATTAGCCCACAGTTGCCGCTCCAAATAATCTGTGTGGTCACGGCCCATTAAATACTTGACGAACGCAAGCACAATTAAAACGTTTGCGGCAACCGATATCGCTAACGCAACGATCACAAGGGAACCCCGTTCTCATCGACCGCTACTTCTACGGAAATTTCGGTTTTTTCAATCTCCCCAGTTGTACCGTTCTCCACCTCCTCATATGCCGCAACAACATTTCCATAGTCGGCTTCAGGAAGCAGGCCACCTTCACCATATTCAATAATTATCATGCCAACCTCAATTGTGGTCGTGGACAGTTAGCAACAACCGTTGTCGGAGCTGCCGTCGCAGGCAACGCGCCCGTAACACCAGTTTGTGACCGCCCCGAGTGTCCTGTAGCCGACAAACTCCCGGACGGAATTGTGTACGGCTGCCCGGTACTTGTACGATATTGCGGGTTAGCGGAAGCTGTTTGCGTTGCCGCAGCAAGCCACCAACACCCGGTACTGAGCGCCTGGCTAATCGTGATCGTCAAAGCAGCAATACCCGCCGTAGAAACGGTACCCGCGTCAACTAACAACGTGCCAGGATAAATTTGCCCGTTATCCCGGTAAATACCTAGCCTGCAAACACTACCGGCATCCCCGCCAGTAGTAACTTCAATGCCGATCCTGTCAGCCGTCATAGGATTTCGCACAAAAATGGGAATGAAATGCAAAACATCGGCTGATGGCGTCACCGTCCCAGTCCCAGTCCCAGGCGCAACGAAATCCCCAGACCTCAAAATAGGAAGCTGCGGAACCTGGTTACGACCAATAGCGTTCTGAATTCTCATCCAACCTCCTGATAACGCACATCGACAGTACCGGCAGCACAAATCGCATATATGTCACCGGACCAACAACCAGGCGACTCGTCAGACCACGAAGAGCCAGACGGAACAAACACACCATTAGAAGTCGTCACACTAGAGTCAAAACCAACATACACATCGCCAGTTAATGCCTGAACCAGCCCCTTTGACCGACTCACCTTCGCAGACAATATTTTCGTTGCCGTTGTCGTAACGGAAACCGCGCCGTAACGCCCGCGACCATCAGACACCAAGGCACCTAACGCGCGTAGCAATAGAAGACAAATCAGTGCCGTTAGTAACCTCAGCGAAAGCACCGGCAGCAAAAGCGCCGTTAGAACTAGAAGTCAACACGCCAGACCCAACAACACCACCCTTAGTAGCAAGGTCCGCGAACGCAACCGTGGCATCAGTCGCGGACTCCTTACCAAGCACGCTGGACTTCACAGAAACAACATCCGTGCCAGCGGCAGCCTGGCCGCCCTTAATCGAAATGTCATGCCCGTGAGACGCAATAGTGTGAGTATGCGCCGCAGCAGAAGGCGACCAATACGCCTTAATTTTCTGGTTCGTGTAGTCATACTCAAATAAATACCCGGCCTTAAAAGACACCTCGACAAACAAAAACTCTTCCAACCCAACATTCGTCGGAGAAAAAGCCTCGCCACCAGTCGCATAAGACGAATCAAACGTGACAGTCGCATAAACCTCACGCTTAGAACCAACAAACGGCTTCTCAGGAACAGAAATAGTTAAAGCCATACTCAAACCTCCTTACGGGGACGCCCAGGTTTCTTCTTAACCTCAACACCCAAATTGTTAAACGTGTACAAAACGGACTCCCGGAACCTACGAAGCTCAACCAGCTCCGCACGCAAAGCGTCCAACTCACCACCATCATCAGAAACATCCTCAGGTGGATCAACCAAACCAACAAACCGGCCAATCTCACGCGCGAAATCCACACCAATATAAATCCGGCCATCATGATCCAAATCAAAATCACGCAAAAAATCCACACACGGCCCATTGCCCCCAGTGAACATGCACCGGCCAGGAACAAGCACCGGACGATCAACCAACCTCAAATCACTCAAAACAAAAACCTCTCATAAAAACTCGCCAACACTAGAAACACCACGAACCCGCCGAGGCGGACCCCAAGAAACATCCTCACCAGCCACAGGCACACCCCGCCTAACCGAACGCGCAACCGACGGCAACACCGACGGCCTAGCCATCACCGCATACCGCAAACCATCAACAGCATGATTGTCCTTCCGCAACGGCCTCACCTCACCCGGACCAGCCGCAGGATCATTCCTATACCGGCCAAGCTCCCACAACAACCGCTCACACCGATCAGAAATAACCAAACCACCCGAACCCAAACGACGCTTCACCTCCAACACAGAAGCCGACAAACGATTATTAGCCCCAGCCACAGGCACACCCTCCCGCACCAACGCATCCATCACCGAACGACCATCAACCAAATTCCGATTACGAGCAGACGGATCAATCACAAAAAACGGATCAACACCCCAAAAATCACACCGCCCACGAATCGCAGCCGCCAAATCCGGCACAGTCACCGACCGCTCAACCGACCCCTCCAAAAACACCTCATCAAACACCGTCGCACGATTCTCAGAATCAAAACAAACAAACACCGCAGCAGCCCACCGCGCACCCGGATCAATCCCCACCACCACATCACCCCCAACACCAGGCGCAGAAACCACATGCACCCCACGATCAAACTCCCCAAAAACCAAACCCTCCAAATGCGCAAACTCCCCAAAAACCCTAACCCGCACCTCCAAATCAGACATACCCTCCATATCCGCCAAAACAGCCTCACGCGAAATATGCGGATTATCCAAAGTCGAAGACCTCACCAAACAAACCGACCCCGACCCCGACCGCTCCTCCAAAAAATCCAAAACCCAAGACAAAGACCACTGCGGAGTCATCGTAAAAACCTCATGACCACCCCGATCCCACAACCGCTTAAAACACTCAGTCCGAATATCCTCCGGCGGCTCCTCATCAAAATGAACCTGATCCAAATCCACCCCACCAAACTTCCCCAAATCCATGTCATACGACATAAACTGAACCTCAGACCCATTCACAAACCGCAACACATACCGCTGCCGATCAAAAGCCGAATCAAACGAACCCCCAACCAAAGCCGCCGCCGGACACCACTCACGAAACTTCGGAACCAACACACCCAACACCTGATCCTTCAACGAAGGCGCCACACACCGAACCCTCGAAACACCACGCCGCTTAAAACCCACCAACCACGACGGAACAAACTCCACCGGCAAACACTGCACCAAATCATCAACCACACCAACAGTCGACTTACCCGACCTATTCCCACCCAAATAAAACCGCGACCCAACCAAACCCCCACCCAAACCCGGCAAACCACCCAAAAAACACTCCTGCCCCCCATGCGGCACAAACCCCAACAACGGATTAGCCGAAACACGATCAACCACAGAAGACAAAACAGACACAAAACCCCCACACAAAAACAAAAAAATACTCAGCCACTAGCTAGCAACATAAAAGTCACGCCACACGCGGCCCGACACTCCCCCCTCCCCCTACACAACACCAAGCAAAACCGCATTCCGACACCAGGCAAACCGGCAAAACGCATATCAGCCACACACAGCCACGCTCACAGCAACCAACACCACACAAGTAGGGGCAATCGAATCACCAAATCAACGGGGCACACAAGCCAAATACACAGGCCATTCACAACAGGGGTAGCACAAGGGTAGCCACACCCCAGAGTTTTACGGTCACACAGCCAAACTTCACCTATTGTGGAGATAGGTATAAACCTTAATGAGAACCAATCTCATTTACACAGCCAAACTTCACCTACTGTGGAGATAGGTATAAACCTTAATGAGAACCAATCTCATTTACACAG